CACTTACTTGTCTACGACAACTGTTATGCAATCAGTTGCCACCATTTATGGTGTAGTAATTGGGGCAGTTTTCACACCAAAGGTGTGTTGCAAAGCCGATGCTCATTTATACCACCCCCCCATCGAAGATGGTCATGTCACATATCCACAAGCCGTGCATAGCTCTGCCAATGGTCAATTGAAGTGTCCAACATTGGACATGCTACATATACAAAGTATATGACAATTATGCAACACAAATGGTGACCTAATCCAAGCTGGAGCCTCGCATGAGTTTAGCGCACCAACTTCAAAATATATATGAAATATATTTTTGCAGTAGCGTAGGAAACGACAGGCGCAGAGGATCACGTCATGAGAAACCAACTTGACAACTTATACTATACTCTACTAGTTTATAAAGAGAACTATATCTCACTATTTGTGAGAGATATAGGTTCTCTCATATAAACAGAGTATAGATAAAGAAGGACTACCGAAATGACAAATTCAGCAACAACAAAAACTACCGAAGGTACTACAATCTCAGCTCTCGTAAAAGAAGGCAAAGCCTTAGCATCAATCTGGAAACAGACTAACAGTCTGAAACATACCATCAAAGCCTCTGGCTTCGACACAAGACTTGGCAAACTCTTACAAGAGTTGAAGGCTCAATCCACTTTGGATTCTGGTCAGATAAGCCGTCAAACGCTAACTATGTATGGCATCAATGTAATTGATCGCCGCCGCCGTTCCGAAGCTCTGTGGTTCGTTGAAAACGAAGTAGAGTGCCGCAAGTTCATCGAAGATGGTAAGTTCAAAGGTACTTCACTTACTGCTTTGCAGAAAGCAATGCGGGATGCTGAGAAAGCCAAAGATGAAACCACCGAAGGTGAAACGTCCAATGTTGGACAGTCCGATGCGGAACAGCCAAAGGCTGAAACAACTAAGCCTCGTATCACTCACAAAGTGATGGTGAATACCATCATAGCTCAAGCCGAATTGAATGAGCTTGATCTTGAAGAGATCATCACTGACTTGATGGCTGTACTCGAAAAGCGTCAAGCTGCATGAGATACAAAGTATCTTCCTACAAAGCTGGTGTTGAGCAGTCTATGCTCGACACGGCTATGGCACAGTTCTGCGAACTCGCAGATGAAATGAACCGTCCAACATTGGACACTTTGATTGACAACACGTTCACTCCAGAGGAGTTGAAACGCCGTGTTCCTACGTTAGTCCACGACAGTGGATGGAAAGATGTTGAAAATGACTAAACCTGAATTGTACATTGCACTTGCCGCCTATGTAGGAGTAAGCGTAGCACTTGTATACCTATTCCTTGTTACCTTTGGCTATGCCAATGCCAATGAGTTCGGTGTCTTTGTCCCACAGGTCGGTGGCTTTCACGTTGAAATAGAACCGTACCATCTTGACAAGTAGTATTACATAGTTATATAACACTGATACTTTAGTGAAAGTGTTATATAACATATGTTTAATACTAACACTGAAACAAACCGTCCAATGTTGGACACTTTAAACGGAGTTTATCAAATGCAAATGATCTGGACAAGCGATGCAGTTCATGTAAGTAAAACATCTATGATGTCTGGCAAAGAAAATACAATGTCTATGACGTTCACTAGGCAACAGTATGATGATTGGAAAGCTGGTCAGCTTATTCAAGCGGCTATGCCACAATTGTCGGCAGAAGAACGTGAGTTCTTGATGACAGGTATCACACCTGCCGAATGGAATGAGGCATTTGCCTAATTGAAACCGTCCAATGTTGGACACTTTTGAAAGGATACATACAATGTATCAACGTGATGTAAATGAGATCAAAGCCTTCGTAAAATGGCGTGGCCCAGATGCTCTGGTAAACACTGGCCTGTTCGTATTGCTTACGATACAAGCTGGCCTGTCCACAGTCCGTGGTAGCATGGTCAAGGTTGAACGTGATGGCTATGCCGCTGACTGCCTATGGGGTAAAAAGTCCGATGGCTATGAGTACCTCAATGACCACAAGGATTACCTATATGGTAAATTGTATCAGATTGCCGACAAGCACGGCTATGATTCCAAGCAAGGCTGCATAGAGGCTATACGTTTGTTCGTCAATGTGCCTAACTTTGGCATGGTAAAAGCGGCATTTATGGCTCAATGCTTGGGCTTTGATACTGCCTGTTTGGATGTCCACAACCTCAAACGCTTTGGTATACCTGTTAATGCAACTAAAATTGACATGAAAGCCAAGGAAGCTACAATACTTCGTAAGATTGAGGCTTACGTTCACTTGTGCCACCAGTACGCAGAGCATGGAGAAAATCATGAGCTTTCAACTGCCGAATATTGGTGGAACTCATGGTGTGAGTATGTGGCTGGTAACCGTGCCAACCGTGCCTTAGATACTGGTGACGTAGTGTCTAGGTATCATGTAGAATGTGTAACATATGGATTTGAACATGGATAGAGAAGTATTCTTTGAATGGCTTAATGCTATGGTGCTATCTGATGACAGTCGTGGCCTTTGGTGGCAAGTTACGGAAGATGATGGCACAGGTTGTATCACAATAAAGTTTCACAAGGTAGAAGAAGAGACAGATGATTAAAAAAGTATCTGTGGGGATTGTAAATCCTGTGGCAAAGGCTATGCTGCAAGAGCGCAAAGCCCCACAGGTAGTGCCACCAAAGAAAGGTAGCAAAGCTAAACGTAACCGTAGCAAGGACAAATACGATGCAATACGAAATGAAAAATTTCATCAAGACGACTAAACGGAAAGCGTCCAATGTTGGACAGTCCAAATACAATGACGATTGGAAACGTGATCGTGACATTGCACGAAAGAAAAAAGTGCTAATGCAACGAGGCGTAACCGATTACAAAAGTAAAAGGATAGCATAGCTATGTCAGTATACATGATCTACCAACGTACTAATGTTGACAGTGACCGCATCAACAGGATGCCTACGTCAGTATATGCCAAAGCGTACTTCGCACTTGGTATGCCAACACGAGAGACTGTAGAAGATGCAGTGCATGACGGTTTGTTTCACAATATGTATGAACCTACCATGATTATGCACGACATCGAAACAAGAGAACGTACCCCATTTGAGGCCATCTTTGATGAAGGCAATGGGTATGGTGACGGTTCCATAAAGACTGCCAATATACGAGACCGTCCAAGCATGTCCGTAGGAGATATACTTATGGACTTGACAACTGGCTATGCCCATGTATGTATGCCAATAGGCTGGCACAGCCTTGACTTAACACTTGAACTTAAAACAGCTTAAAAGGAGCTATCACATGACAAACCCAACACAAACCAACCGCCCTGTAGTAAAATCCCTGAAGCCTGAGTTGTATGTACAGCACACATTCCACATGAAGAAAGCACGTAAGTACACATACAACTATTCCGTTCTGGATGATTACATCCTAGAGAACTGGGAAACTAAGACGGAAAAGCAAATGGCAAGCGAGCTTAACGAGTATCAAAACCGTGTAAACTATCGCATCCAATTGCTCAAATCCGCTGGCCTTATTGGTGGTAAGTACGACATGGAGCGTGGTAAACTGATGCGTCAACGTAAGCACCTAGTTACATGGCTCAAAGAATTGGATGCAAAGCTAGAAGGAGTAGCATAAATGTTTGTAATTGTAGCAACAAAACCATTGGACGATGGATCACAAGGCTTTCGGTTCAACCTGTTTGGCAAGAAAGGTTTGATGCGTAAACGCAAATCAATGTCACGTGGTTGGTTCAAACGTCAGCGTATGGCTACATCCGTAGCGTACCACTTTGGCAAGCGTACCGTGTACCTGTTTGGTAATGGTATCAAGCCACGTAAACTATCACACTTTGCAGGTTAGGAGATACAACTATGCCTTATATTCCAAATGAAGAAGAACTAGAGCGCCAAAACAAATGGAAAATGGAACGTGAAGAAAGGGAAAAGCCTATGCGTGAAGCATTTAACAATCTAACACCAAATCAACAGGAAGTATTACGATTTGCATGTGATACAATGTTGAACTTTGAGCAGGAAATGATTGACTTGGAGGGTGATTGCTATCACAGTACCATGCAGGGAGTGCGTTCCGTAGGGTACAAAATACGTAATGCCTTCCCAAGCCTAAAAAGAGAGGACTAATCATGGCTGTAATGGCATACGATGTAACGCTTGAGATTGACGGTACAGCATCCGTGGTCAAGCTAGATACTACCTATCCCGCTGTGCATAGCTGGAATAGTGCAGTAGAATTTGCAATCCACATGGCTATCCATGACCATCCCGGTACAAAGATTGAGTTTATTGACTGTGCCGAATATGTACACGCTGAGTACACAAACTATGGATACATCCATGATGCACCTCTGGTGCTCCAATGATTAGCGCAGCATTAATGTGCTTGGCCCTCAATGTATATCACGAAGCACGTAGTGAACCATTGCAGGGTCAAGCCGCTGTAGCCCATGTTGTACTCAACAGGGTTGCAAGTGGTCGCTGGCCCGACGATGTGTGTTCCGTAGTGCAGCAAGGGTACGAGAAGGGTAAGTTCAAGTGCCAGTTTACATGGTACTGTGACGGTAAGCCCGACGAACCCACAGAGATACTGGCATGGGCTAAGTCCGTGCTGGTTGCCAACCAAGTTCTCACTGGTGTCGTACCGGACGTTACCAACGGAGCTACACACTACCACGCAAGGTACGTTAACCCTTACTGGAGTGCATCCTTGTCCAAGACTGTGACATATGGATCACACCTATTCTATAGATAGCTTATCGTTACTAGTATATGGGTGGACAGGGACTATATAACTATGGCACAGTTGCCATCTAACCAATCACAGGAGAGTGAAATGCGTTTTGATATTCCAGAAGATTTAGACTTTGATGTAGCTTTTGAGGACACACGTATGCCCGACAAGAAGTACGTCATCAATCAGACTACAGGTCAACCGCTTGGTATCGTTGGGAAATCTTTCCAATGTGCCTCGCATGGTGACTTCTTTCGTGGTGTAGTCAACACCGCAACGGAGACACTATCGGAGCATGACTTGGAAGATGCCAAGTATAGCTTTCGTACTGCACGTAATGGTGCATGGGCTATGCTAGACATCACCTTGCCCAATGTCACAATGGACATAAGCACAGACAAGTTCGAGACAGAGATCGGCAATCGTATCATCAGCCTTCATGGCATTGATGGTTCGTGCAGCAACCAAGTATTCTTTGGTGCTATTGATTTCTTCTGTACCAACGGCATGATCACAGGGGATCACGACAAGGTGCGTAAGAAGAACACATCTAACTTCTCTATGGAGAGCTTTATCTATGAGCTTAACCGTGCTCGTACTGACTTCTACACACAGGCACAAGAGATGCAGGTGTGGGCGCATACTGACCTCAAGTATGTAGACGTAAGCTCTTTGCTTGATGACATGCTAGGGTCTAAGCGCAAGTCAGAGAAGATGTACAGCTTGTACATGCAAGAGGCATCGACACGTGGACACAACAAGTTCGCACTGTATAGTGCTATGACTAACTATGCCACCTATGCAGATGAACGCAACGGGTTCAACCTCAAGAACACAGGCAACGACACACAGGCAATCAGCATGTGGTCACGTGAGCAAGAGGTAAGCAAGTGGATCAGTGACGATAGGTTCCGTCTGTTGGAGGCCGCTTAACCTATGCCTAAACTACCACGCTACGTACAACAACGGGTGTCACCTTCTGGTGGCATCACGTACCGCTTCAACCCACCGCAGTCCCTTGTGGACGAGGGTGTGGTGTCAAGGGAGACATATGGAGATGACATACGTGAGGTGAGACGTATTGTGAAGAAACACAATGCCGCCATTGATGCGTGGAGACATGAGCAATCTCTTGTTGTACAAGTAAAGCCAAGCAGCAGAGTGACGGACTTGATAAACTTCTACTATCAGTCTAATGATTTCAATATGTTACGTCCTAATACTAAGGTGGATTATAGGTACTTCCTGACGGTTCTCCATCAGACTATGGGTACACGTAAGTACGAGATGGTCACACCAAAGATTGCAAAGGCTGCATACGAAGAGTGGGTGAAGAGAGGTATCAGCTTCGCCAATCATGCTGCTACTTGTGCAAGCCGTGTGTACAATTACGCCATACAAATGGGACACACTACACAGAACCCTTGGGCTAACATCAAACGTAAATCTACACCGCAACGCAAGGTAGTGTGGTCACACGATGACGTTATCCGGTTCCTTGATGTAGCGTACAGCGACTATGAGTATCGCAATCTTGGTCTCATTGTGCAGATGGCATACGAATGGTGTCAGCGTCTTGGTGACATGCGCAATCTCAAGTGGGAGAATATTGACTTGGCAAAACAAGTACTTAACCTCGAACAGAGTAAGCGTAGGGCTGACGTTACACTACCAATCTCTGATGACCTGTGCATTATGCTCAACGATCAGCGCAATGACTTTGGTTTTCAAGAGTACGTAGCACCACATCCTCGCCCTGTGCAGGGTACGTACATACCGTATGCAATGGAGAGGCTGTCGAAGGTAGGCCGTAGGGTAATGAGGCTGGCTAAACTACCAGAGGATTTACGTCTGATGGACTTACGTAGGACAGGAGTTACACAGATGGTGGATGCAGGTGTCCCACTACCCCAAGTCATGTCAGTGACGGGCCATGCACATGTGTCTTCCGTGAAACCCTATCTAAAAAATACGTACCATTCTGCAAATAGTGCATTGACACAAAGAAATGTCCGTGTACAATCGAGTGGTAACGAGTAACACAGAAAGTGAATAGTACCTATGAATATAAATAACATTATAAGTGATCTATCACTAGTCAATGGTGAGACAAGACGTATGACTTGTCCATCATGTAATAGTAAGAACACATTCACTGTTACAAATAACATGGGTTCTATCGTATGGAATTGCTACAAGGCTAGTTGTTCCATGTCAGGTGGTACTCGTACCACACTCACAGCGGAGGACATTCGCAAGTCTCTTGGCTTTGTTGCAGAAGAGACACACACTACAACTTTCACTAGACCGGAATGGTTTGTGCGAGACTACTCAAAGCTGTCAGGTTTCTGTGACAAGTGGGAGCTTGATGCACAACAGCTAGGTCTTATGTACGATGTGAAGGAACATCGTGTGGTGTTCCCTGTTGTACATAATGGAGTCACCGTAGATGCCACGGGCAGATCACTTGGTAATCGTATACCTAAGTGGAAAAGATATGGTAAAAGTGTATTGCCATATAGTTTCGGACGTGGTAGAACTGCGGTAGTCGTTGAGGATTGCATAAGTGCTGCCGTTGTAGGCAGTGGTGTATGTGTTGGGGTAGCAGTGTTGGGTACATCATTGTCCAATGGACATAAGGAGTACTTATCGCAGTTCTCAACGGCTATAATTGCACTAGACCCTGACGCACTACCCAAGACACTGCAATTTGCAAAAGAATTACGAGGCTACGTAGATACCGTGAAGGTTCTACGACTAACAGACGATATCAAATACCGAATGCCAACCGACATGGCAAACCTTTCATCACTAGGAGAATAACCCCAATGGAACTATCCCTTATTCGTAGCTTGATGGACAAGACTTTCTATGACGATCATCGTGGCGCACGTTGCCCCGACAGATTGTTCAGCAAGGATGTTCGCAAGATCAAGCAAGCAATCGACACAGCTATGGATCGCTATGAGCGTACCGTAACTCCGGCAGAGATTGAGGCTCTGTTCATGGCTAACAACCCTACCCTCACAACGGCACAGAGAGAGGCATACAAGCACCTGTTCCATCAAGTAAGTAAGGAGCAGCCTATGGGCAGTGACGTAGCACAGGAGGTGCTGTCTAAGCTGTTCCAGCAGGTTGTAGGAGAAGACATTGCCAACCTTGGCTTCGACTATGTAAACGGTAGCAAGTCTAGTCTTGATCCGCTACGTCAGATGCTTGAGCAGTACGGTGATGACTTCACTCCCAACCTCAAGGTTGAGTGGGAGGACATTGACCTCGACACAATCATTGCAATGACTGATCTTGAGTCACAGTGGACATTCAACATCCCTACGTTAACACGTAAGGTTGAGGGTATCAATGCTGGTCACCTGATTGAGGTAGGTGCTAGACCTAACACAGGTAAGACATCCTTCCATGCCTCACTTGTTGCTGGGCCTAACGGCTTTGCGTGGCAGGGTGCTAAGGTTATTGTACTGTGTAACGAGGAAGGCTACCACCGTGTAGCTCACCGCTACATTACGGCAGCTACAGGTATGGACAAGCATGAGATCGTAACGAACAGGGTACAAGCTATGTCTATCTTTAGTAAGATACGTGACAAGGTTATGTTCAAGGATGCAACAGGCCGTGACATGAACTGGGTTGAGTCAGTGTGCAAGTCGTACAAACCTGACGTAGTTATACTAGACATGGGTGACAAGTTTGCTCGTACAGCTGGCTTCTCACGTCCCGATGAAGCACTCAAGGCTAACGCTATCCATGCTCGTCAGATTGCGAAGCAACAGGACTGTGCAGTATTCTACATGTCTCAGCTATCGGCGGAGGCAGAGGGTAAGGTTGTACTTAACCAAGCTATGATGGAAGGCTCACGTACAGGCAAAGCGGCAGAGGCAGACCTAATGATCATGATCTCCAAGAACCCTACAGTTGAGGGTCAAGAGGAAGAAGACAATCAGCGTCACATCAATGTGGTGAAGAACAAGTTGTCAGGATGGCACGGCATTGTACACACTGATCTGGAGTACAAGATTGCACGGTACGTATCATGATAGACATAGCGGTTCTACTGGACATTGGTTTCTTTACTTGTATTGGTCTCATTCTATGGGATCAACACAAGCAGAGAGAGAACCTTGCAACCTTTCAACTGGCATTGTTGGAAACAATAGACAAACACAACCAGCTTGCCGATGTAGTAGTTGAGATTGATGAAGCACTGGAAGAAGTAGAGGAGGCCATACAGTGATTACACAGGAAGACATAGACGCATTCGCAGATGAACAAGTGCAAGCCGGGTATGTGTACGCATTATCCAATGAGGCTTGGCCCGGTTGGATCAAGATAGGTAAGTCTCGTGACGCAGAGGTTAGGTTGAACAACTACCAAACAGGCTCACCCAAGAGAGACTACAAGCTAGTACACTGTGTACAATGCGCTGACTACAATGAGTCAGAACGTAAGGCACACTTGCTTGGTGCAGCAAAGACAAAGCAACCTTGGAACAAACCGGACAACGGTGAATGGTTCAGTTTATCGGAAGACGAAGCAAAAGATATACTGTGGGAGTCAATAACATGAATACAATATGGTTGTTAATATGGTTTGTCGTTGTCCCCGAAACTGGTGTACGATACTACCACTTAGGCACGTATGACAATGAGACTGTTTGCAAAGCTGCCTTAAAGGATGCGGCAGTTATGGTGAACGAAAACAGTGAGACAATTGAGTGCATTGGAGTACAGGTAGATGATTGAAGTATCAGTGACGCAAGAAATGATAGATAAGGCCAAGTTAAAAGATAAAGAAATGGGAACACTTAATAACTCCATACGAAATGGTGCAGGTAATTTAGTGGGTTTCATTGGGGAGCAAGTAGCATTGAGTATAATGGGTGGTAGCTGGTCTAATACATATGATTATGATCTAGTTACCAAAGATGGTAAGAAGGTAGACGTTAAGACAAAACAAACAACAGTACCGCCTCGGTCTTATTATGAATGTTCGGTTGCTAAATTTAATACGAGTCAAGCTTGTGACGCATACGCTTTTGTACGTGTTAAGAATACGCTTGATACCGCATGGTTCTTAGGCGTAATGGATAAGCAAGAGTACTACAAAAAAGCTACTCCCCTAAAGAAAGGTGATGTAGACCCATCAAACAACTTCACAGTAAGGGCAGACTGTTATAACCTAAAGATAGAGGAGCTTAATTTACCATGATTAAAGCAACGTACATTGACCACATGGGTAATGACCTGACTGTAGCTAACGCAGCCCGGGTATCGTTTGGTAAGACAAGTGAGATGGAAGACGATCCTTGGGGGCCACCCAAGCTCAAGAAGAAAGATGATAAGCTGATCCGTTATCTAGCCAAGCACAAACACATCAGCCCATTCGGTCATTGCTTTGCCAGCTTCCACGTCAAGGCTCCGATCTTTGTAGCACGACAGCTAGTCAAGCATAAGTTCTTGAGATGGAATGAGATCAGCCGCAGGTACGTCGATGATGAGCCTGAGCTATACACTCCTTATGCATGGCGTGGACGTAGTGCTGACAAGAAGCAAGGCTCTGATGGTGTAGTAGATGTAGGTGATTGGGGTAGTTCAGGTTGGGCAGCACTTAAATCCTACAAAGACCTTCTAGCGCAGGGTGTAGCACCAGAACAAGCCCGTATGGAACTCCCACAGTCTACCATGACTGAGTGGTACTGGAGTGGTAGCCTAGATGCCTTTGCTGACATGTGTAACCTGCGTTGCAAGTCTGACACACAAGCAGAGACACGTGAGGTAGCTAATCAAATTGATCGTAAGATGATTGAACTATTCCCTGTATCGTGGGATGCTCTGACGGAGGATGATGATGCCTAAACTATATGACTTGGAGCCAATGATAATGGATTGCTGGCATGTGTGTGATGACCTACAGGTTGTGTTCAGACAGATAGGTGACGGTGATCGTGATCCTACACAGGATGAACTGATGAACGCACTGATGGGTATGCAGCAAGTGTACCAATGGAAGTTTGAGCAGTTGTTCAATAAGTATGAGGATGTACTCCGTGACAGACAATGAGTGGCCCTTAGAGGCAGACTTCACAGACATTAGACCAATGACACCTGAAGAACGTAAGGCATCCTTTGATCGTGATGCAAAAAACAAGTGGCGTAAATGTGTCAGTTGTGGTAATGCTAGTAGAGACACATGGTGTGGTTTCTGTCAGGAGGAAGAATGATTAGCAGTGAATGGAAGAGACTTGTGAAAGAGCATGAAGACTTTAAGGAGAAAGTATTGTCAGAACATACACCGGATAATGTAAACAACCCGCCACACTACGGCAAAGGTAAGATAGAATGTATAGATTACATTGAAGACTTTCTAACTACAGAGGAGTACATAGGATACTTACGTGGAAATGTCGCTAAGTACCTACACCGCTGGCGTTACAAGAACAAACAGGAAGACTTGTTGAAAGCACAATGGTACTTGGAAAGATTGATACATCTACAGGGAAAGGAGTAACCATACAATGAGTACAGCAACACAGGCATCAGAAATTAAATTGTACAACGCAATGATCGAAAACAATCTTAGTGTAACTGAGGCAGTTGAGGCCATGAAAAGATACGCAAACGATAAAGAGTTTGAAGATGCACTTGACAGGGTGTACAAAAATGATACATTACTAACGGATGAATGGGACGTTTGGTCCTAGCAACAGGAGAATACATGAGACACCTAACACTTGACGTAGAAAACACAACGGTCAAACGCAATGGCAAGTTACACCTTGATCCGTTTGAGCCAGAGAATACGTTGGTGATGGTAGGTATGTTAGAAGACAACGGTGTAGAAACCATTGTCACATTTGATCATGCAGACCATGCACCTACCCCCAATGGTCACCGCATTGTACAAGACGCACTAGACAATACGTCTTTGCTTATAGCACACAACGCACCACACGATCTGTTGTGGTTGTGGGAGTCAGGCTTTACCTATGATGGTAACGTATACGACACCATGCTTGGCGAGTACGTACTACAACGTGGACAGAAACAACCTCTGTCCCTTGAGGCTTGTGCAGAACGCTATGCTCTTGACACACAAAAGCAAGACACATTGAAGGAGTACTTTAAGAATGGATATTCCACACGTGATATTCCTCATGATGAATTATCGGAATATTTGTCACACGATCTACATGCAACTCAACAGTTGTATATTACTTTGCAGACGAAGTACGAGGGATGCACCTCCTTAGTGCCAACCCTAGAGTTGACCAACCAGCTGGCTATACACCTTGCACGTATCTATCAACGTGGTTTCAAGGTTGACCTAGCTGCACTAGACGAAGTGCGTCAAAAGTTTGAGAGTGAACGCAACCTACTCAAGATTGCACTAGAGGAACAGGCAGCTGACTTGATGGGTGACAGACCTATCAATCTCAACAGCCCAGAGCAATTGTCTTGGGTGATCTACAGCCGTAAGCCACACGACAAGAAAGTATGGGCTGACTTGTTTGATGAACGTATGCCTGACGCAGAATACAAACGCACAGTCAACAGACACAGTGACAAGTTGTACAAGCAGAAAGCACACCAGTGCAGTACATGCAACGGTAGTGGACAGATACGTAAACAAAAGAAGGATGGGACATTATATGCTAGACCAAATAAATGCAGCAATTGTAACTCTGTTGGATATATCTTTAGTGATATGGGTAATAACATTGCTGGCCTAAAGTTTACACCGCCTAACTCCAAGTGGGTTAGTGCTAACGGATTCGGTACAGGAAAGGACAACCTAATATTCTTGGAAGGTATTGCACGTTCACGTGGTATGAAAGAGGCAGAGACATTCCTACGTAATGTTCGTAGGCTATCAGCCGTTGAGACGTACCTCAGTAGTTTTGTTGAGGGTATCTCCAACCACATGAAGCCAGATGGTTTGTTGCATGTACGTTTGTTACAGCATCGTACAGGTACAGGCCGACTGTCAGGTGCAGACCCCAACATGCAGAACATGCCACGTGGCGGTACATTCCCCGTCAAGAAAGTGTTCGTGTCTCGCTGGGAGGGTGGCAAGATTATGGAAGCTGACTTCGCACAGCTTGAGTTTCGTGTCGCTGCATTCCTATCGCAGGACAGGACAGCTATTGACGAGGTTGTCACAGGCTTCGACGTACACAGTTATACTGCACAAGTTATCACGGATGCAGGTCAACCTATGTCACGTCAAGAGGCTAAGGCACATACCTTTGCTCCTTTGTATGGGGCTAGTGGTTTCGGTAGATCAGAGGCAGAAGCGGCATACTACAAACAGTTTACGACAAAGTATGCAGGTGTTGCCAACTGGCACAAGAGCTTGGCTACCGAGGCACTCAACACTGGCATGATCACAACACCATCAGGTAGGGAGTTCTCCTTTCCCGATGTAACACGTAGACGGTATGGGGGTGTGACATATTTCACACAGATTAAAAATTATCCTGTACAATCGTTTGCAACGGCTGACATAGTACCAATATCTCTGATATACATTGATAAGTTACTAACGGCAAACAAGCTACGTAGCTGCGTAGTAAACACGGTGCATGACTCAATTGTAATTGACGTACACCCAGAAGAAGAGGACATGGTACTACGTGTAATACAAGCTGCGAATGACAAGCTTATACCAATCGTCAATAGAAAGTGGGGTATTGATTTCAACATACCACTTCTACTTGAGGCAAAGATTGGTCCTAATTGGCTTGACACAAAAGACGTAGCATGATATAACTAACTTTCGCTTTATCAAAAGGAGACTACAATATGAATGAAGTAGCAACAATCGACACCAACAACTTCTCTGCAATGGCAAAGGCTATGGGCATGGAGGCAGATGCACCAAAGGCAAGCAGCAAAGCAAGCACACTTGCACGGTTACGTATTCATCACACACCTATCATGGGCCAGCAAGAGGTCAATGGTAAGATGAAGAACGTAGAGGTCATTGGTGGCGGTGCATACAAACTAGAAATCCCCGATGGCCCCACGTACTATGCAGAGGGCGTAAACATCCGTCCATTCTTGCAGCGTTTCATGTACAAGAAGTTCATCAAGGGCAACGACAACACAGCTAACCGCTTCGTCAAGACCGTCATGGCTACCGATCTTAACGGTGACATGAAGGACAATGACGGTGGCTTCAACTGTGGTAAACCCGCTGGTTTCATCAAAGACTGGGCGGCACTACCGGACAACATGAAAGACCTTATCAAGTCTATCAAACGTGTCCGTGCAATCTTTGGTACTGTGGAGTTAATCAACCCTACAGATGCAGAGGGCAATGCAGTAGATGTAGAAGTGACACCATTCATCTGGGAAGTAGACAACCGTGATGCCTTCAAGACTATGGGTGAACAGTTTGTTAAGCTGTCCAAGATGCGTAGGTTACCACCTCAACACAACATCAACTGCACAACACGTGAAGTACCACTACCAAATGGTAGCAGCTTCTATGTACCAAACGCTGACCTTGATCTGGGTAGCACGTTGGAGATGGACAATGTTACACAGGAAATATTCGGTAACTTCATGGCGTGGATTCAGAACTACAACACATACATTCTGAATACATGGGATGAGAATATGCACAAGAACGAAGACGTTGACGTAGATACGGTGGAAGCATTCGTTGACATCAGCGAAGAGGACTTTGCATAATGAATCATCCTGCTGAACTGGCGATCAATCAGTATCTGGAAGATGCTACATCCGGTAAGTCAACAATGTCCGAAGAGACTATTGAACAAGTTGGCAAGGATGTAATGGATGCTATGCGCCGCCAGTTCGGTAGTGGCAAAGGGCGTGACGAGTTTCGTTTACGTATGTCTAACATTGGTAAACCTACTTGCCAACTCTGGTTCGCTAAAAACGAGCCAGAGAAAGCCCTACCACTGCCGACCACATTTGTAATGAACATGCTACTAGGGGACATCGTTGAAGCTGCATTCAAGGGTATCCTCAAAGAAGCCAAGGTTGATTACAACGATGAAGATAACTTCGTTACACTAGAGATAGGGGAACACAAGATCAAAGGCAGCTACGACTTGGTTATGGATGGTGCAGTAGATGACGTTAAGTCTGCATCTGACTGGTCATACCGAAACAAGTTTGAATCCTTTGACACACTAAAGAAGAGTGATCCATTTGGTTACGTAGGGCAGTTAGCTGGTTACGCCAAAGCCTCTGGTAAAAAGGTAGGTGGCTGGTGGGTTGTCAACAAAGCCAATGGCAACATCAAGTATGTACCTGCAGATGGTATGGACTTGCAGGAAGAACTGGACAAGCTGGAGAGTAACATTGAAACGGTAAACGCTAACGAGTTCAAGCGTTGCTTCAGCCCTGTACCGGAAACCTTTAGAGGTAAACCATCTGGTAACTTGGTACTCAATGACAGCTGCAAGTTCTGTGACTATCGCTTCTCTTGCTACGACATTGAGGAGCTACCATCAAAGGTATCACAGGCACGTACTAAACCCATTGTGGCGTACATCAAATCGGGAGACTAACATGAAGGCATCTCAATTTGCTGCCGCAATGAAGCATGGGTATAGGAGTGGTCTTGAACTTCGCACAAAAGAATACCTTGTAGAACACAAAGTAAAGTTTAAATATGAAAAGGTAAAGATAGAGTGGGAAGACCTCATGTACCGTACCTATACTCCAGACTTTGTACTGGGTAACGGCATCATGATTGAGACAAAGGGGTTGTTTACGGCTGACGACAGACGCAAACATTTAGCTGTTAAGGAGCAGCACCCTAAGCTGGACATACGATTTGTATTTACCAGTAGTAAACGTAAATTAAGTAAGGGTGCTAAAACTACCTATGGACAATGGTGTGAAAAGAATGGTATACAATATAGTGACCGCATCATTCCAGAAGATTGGTTGCATGAGAAGGGCAAAGACATGCACCCGGCATTGATACACTGCCCGTACAAGAAAGTTAAAAGGAGACAGAAAAAATGAATGAGGATGAAAACCTTCCCGTGTTCGTAGACTTTGACGCCAATGATTACATCATTCGTTTGTCTCCGTTCCTAGATGAACAGGGTAATTGGACAGGGGAGTTGTTAGTAGGCAGCGTTACAACTGGAGAGAACAACATGTCAGACGAAGATCACTACAGTCTCATGAAGCTATCGCAGCTTGTGTGTGCTGCAATACCAGCGTTAGAGGAACACGAAAGTGTACGTACCATATTATCAAACATAGCGGAAGACACTTCGTATGAAGAAGTAGAAGAAGAAATTGTACCAAAGATTAAAGAGGTAGAAGAAAATGTCATACGTGTTAACTTTTAATACTGAGGAGTACTGATATGATAGTTAAAGTATTCCTCACACTTGACATAGATGAAGAAGACTATCCAATGCCAACGGACGGAGCCGTTACTGAAGAAGTAGAGAGTGTACTACACGAGCTTATCTTTGACGTAGATGGGTGGAACATTAAAACAGTAAAAACAATATCGGAGTAATGTAATATGAGTAATCAATTACCAACAGACTATCAAGCATTCATCCACAAGTCACGTTACGCTAAGTACTTTGATGGCAAGGGGCGTGAGTCATGGGGTGAAACAGTAGGCCGCTACATGGATAATGTAGTACGCCGTGCAGTTAAAGTAGAGAATAGTTATATTGACAGCATTGAGCAAGCTATCCTTGGTCAAGAGATCATGCCATCTATGAGAGCTATGATGACTGCAGGGCCAGCCCTAGACCGTGACAACACTGCAGGATACAACTGTAGTTACTTGCCTGTCGATGACCCCAAATCATTCGATGAGGCTATGTACATCCTTCTCTGTGGCACTGGCGTAGGGTTCAGTGTAGAGCGTCAGTTCATCAGCAAGCTTCCAGAAGTGCCAGAGTTGTTCCAGAGTGAATCTGTCGTTGTCGTTAAGGACAGTAAGGAAGGTTGGGCTAAAGGGTTCCGTCAAGTTCTTGCTCTCCTATGGGCTGGTGAAATCCCTAAGTGGGATGTGTCACAGGTTCGTCCTGCAGGTGCAAGACTAAAAACATTCGGCGGTAGGGCATCTGGCCCAGCACCTCTTGTAGAGTTATTTAACTTCGCTGTGTCTACATTCAAGGCTGCACAAGGACGTAAGCTATCCTCTATGGAATGTCACGACTTGATGTGCTTCATTGGTCAGATCGTTGTTGTTGGTGGTGTGCGCCGCTCCGCTATGATCTCACTGTCTAACTTGTCAGATGACCGTATGCGTCATGCTAAGTCAGGTCAGTGGTGGGAGACAGCTGGGCATCGTGCCTTGGCTAACAACTCCGTAGCGTACACAGAGAAGCCAGACATGGAAACATTCATGCGTGAATGGCTGTCACTGGTTGAATCAAAGTCCGGTGAACGAGGTATCTTCAATCGTGAAGCATCCAAGAAGCAAGCAGCCAAGTTTGGTAGGCGTGATCCTAACTATGAGTTCGGTACAAACCCTTGTTCTGAAATCATTTTACGCCCATATCAGTTTTGTAACTTAACGGAGTGTGTTGTACGAGCAACGGATACATTGGTAGACCTTGAGCGTAAGGTTAAACTGGCTACTATCTTGGGTACGATCCAGTCTACCATGATTAAGTTCCCCTACCTACGTAAGGTATGGCAGAACAACACCGCAGAAGAGCGGTTGCTTGGTGTGTCTATGACTGGTATTATGGACAACCCACTAATGACAAACTCTAACAAAGGATTGGATAAGACCCTTGAGCATTTACGTTCTATCGCTGTCGCTACTAACGCTGAGTGGGCTGACCTGCTTGGCATCCCTGCTTCTGCTAGTATCAGCTGCGTTAAACCTTCCGGTACGGTATCACAGTTGGTTGACTCTGCTTCTGGTATTCATGCTCGTCACAGCCCCTATTATATTCGGACTGTCCGTGGCGATAACAAAGACCCTCTGACAAACTTCATGATTGACCAAGGTATTCCTAATGAGCCTTGTGTTATGAAGCCTGACTCCACTGTGGTGTTTAGCTTCCCTGTTATGTCACCTACACAGGCAGTCACACGCAACGATATGACAGCCGTAGAGCAGCTTCAGCTGTGGTTGACCTACCAGCGCCACTGGTGCGAACATAAGCCATCCGTGACTATCTCAGTACGTGACGGTGAGTGGATGGAAGTGGGTGCATTTGTGTACAAACACTTTGATGAGATGTCAGGTGTGTCATTCTTGCCACACTCAGATCATACTTACCAGCAAGCACCGTATCAGGACTGCACAAAGGAAGAGTACGAAGAGATGCTTGCCAAGATGCCGACCAGCATTGATTGGGAACTTCTTAATGAATACGAAAACGAAGACAACACAGTGTCTATGCAGACAATGGCTTGCTCCGGTGACAGTTGTGAAATAGTAGACCTAGTGTAATGTGGGTCATACTAGGAAGGACACAATGCAACTTCTGTGATAGTGCAAAAGCACTATTGCAGGGTGCAAATAAACAGTACACTTACTATACTTTAGATGATCCAAGTAGTAAATGGCTGTTGACATTGATTAAGAAGGCGGGGTATACTACCGTTCCACAGATATTCGACAATCAAGGGAACTATATTGGTGGTTATACTGAATTAAAACGACACTTAGAGGAGATCGAACATGGCAAAACTGACGCTTGATGATGTAGAATATGAAACTGATGACTTCACAGAGGAACAAAACAAATTACTCCAAGAGATACAATACAACAATCGTATTCAAACCGACATGAACTACAAGTTGCAAGGCTTACGTAGTATGTCGGAGTCTCTGGTGGCTGCATTGAAGCAGTCACTTACAACGGAAACAGAACAACCAGAATCGGAGTAACTCCAATGGCGTACAGAAAACCTTTCTCAAAGAATCTTTATGGCAAGTACGATGGTGTAGCTAAGGATACACTAATCAATCACCTACTCAAGGATGGTCATATACTGGTAGACAGTACTGAATCCTATGATGCTGACGTAGTGACAGAGAAGCTAGGTGAGAAACACTACAGCGAAGCGGAAGTAAAGACTGCATGGAAAGGTGACTGGCCTACTAACTGGGCAGAGATACGCATACCTGAACGCAAAAAGAAACTACTGTCAAAGCACGGCAACAATCTGAAGTTTTACATCTTCAGTGGCGACATGACTAAGGCATGGTGCATTGACAGTAGCCTACTAACGGACGACAAACTACGTGAGGCACGAGGACGAAACATCTACGCAGGTGAACAGTTCTACCACGTGCCATACAAAGAGGCAGAGTTAATCAACGTAGCATGAGGAGTAACACTTATGAAAAATCGTACAAGAGAACAACGTGGATTAGGTAAATATGATGCACCTCTAAGGGTACAGCAGACAATGGGTTACAATAGTTTTAAGAGAGGTGACCATGTTAACCCGTATCCTCTGGATACTATGCAGTACCGTGAGTGGAATAGGGGCTACAATAAAGCTTACTATGACAATTTAAACTGGGTAAAGAAGTATGAGTCTAAAACAAGAGGCAGAACAATTTTTAAAGGAGAAGTACAGCATGTCTGATTTTAATTCCTATCAACGTAGTGCATCCAAAACTGCCATCTATCCAGATGAGCATCGTATACTGTACCCTGCACTAGGACTTGCAGGTGAAGCAGGTGAGGTAGCCAACAAAGTAAAGAAGCTTGTACGTGATGGGCCTGACAATAGGCCAGATGACTGGCGAGAACAGATTGCCAGTGAGATCGGTGATGTGTTGTGGTACTGTGCTGCACTTGCTACTGACCTCAACCTTACTCTAGGCATGATTGCCAGTCAGAATGAGATGAAACTGTCGAAGCGAAAAGAACAGGGTACAATTGGTGGTAGTGGCGACACACGCTAGTGTAACGAAGTTAGCTATAGACAAAAATAAAGGGGGCTTAATTGCCCCCTCTTTTGTTATTGACTGTATGCGTCTCTATATGCACCCGCTATACCTATTAAGGTGTTCAAGTCACCTGCATCAAGGGGGTCAGGTGCTTTACCGTACCTATCCACAAAGTCCGTGGTAGCCAACCTACGATACTCAGGTGTTACACGGCGGTACTTGGTCATTGCCTTGGCATAGTCATCACCCTGTGCAATTGCACCGTCACGTATCTTGGACTTAAACTTACGTAACCTTGCCGATACGAGTGGGCGTAGCTTGTTACTTACAAACTCATCTTCTGTGAATGTGTTTCTAACCTTGTCACTAGACTCTGAGTACTCTTTACGTAACCGTACTTCTTGATCTTTAGCAATCTCAACCAAGGTAGGCATGTAACCATTGACCATACTTTGTTCAAAGCGTTTAATACTAGGTACTTTACTACGACTACCAAAGTCTCTCCAGTTAAAGCCAAGACGCTTGAGGTATTCACCTTCATCGTCAGGCTTATCCGTGATAGTAAGACCACCAAACTTCATCCAAGGGTACAACCGTTCTTTGCCCTCAGAATAGAATGGGTATTCTTGACGTGGTGCCGCAGCTTCTTCGGCAGGAGACACACCAATACCACGTTGCTTTAGACTACGGGTCACTTCTTTTCCAAGTGTACCACCAAAGCTTAGGGTAGGGTCAGTAGACACGTCCTTAAACTCTGTACCACGTACACCTGTTGCACGTTCTGCATCAATAATCTGACCCAATGGTACTGCCCATGTACCCAGCCAATTACCAAGTGTCCTACCAATCAAACGTCCAGATGCCTCACCGGAAGTCAAGTCAGTAGCATCTGCTAGTTGTGCAACCTCTTCAAGTACGGAGTTACCTACACCTGTACGGAAGTTACTACCTGTGAATAGTTCTAAAAACTCTTGGGCATCAAAACGCTCTTCAAATGTACCGTTGTTAATACGCTTCGCTTGTTCACCAAGATACAAGAATTGAGCCATAGGATACACAGCTGTAGTATCTACTTGTGCATCTTCACCTACAGAGATTTGTTCAAAGTCTGCAGGAGCATCATCTGCACTACGCATGTAGTATGCTGCACCTACAGCAGCCATGCCCATCATGTTACGTGTGATGCGCTGCCTATCTTTAGCTGTTAGTGGTCCACCACCTACACGTCCACCAGTAACAAGGCTAGACATCTTACGTGTTAGGGGAATAGATGCACCACCTGCATACTGACCCATAAGTTCCATGCTGTTAAACATAAACCTTGGGAATGGAATTGCTACGGTCAATCCATTACGTACAATAAACTGTGATGTACTACGAAACACAGGTATTTCTGGCTGTTTAGCGTAGGTCACATCTAGTGCCTTCGTAACGGCTTCATCTACCAATGCAGTAAAGCTTGGCGCACCTTCCGGTTTGACTGACGAAGCATCATTTAGCAAGTCTTTTAACTTGCCATCGTTCAACACGTCAATCAAGTCAAGTTTGTATTCACGCCGAACAAGTCTTTCAAGCTCACCAAAGTACTGACCACGCCGTATTAAGTATTCTTGCCAACGGTTAGGTCCGTTAAGAAAACTTACTGCATCTTCAGCTTCAGACAGTACTTTATCTACTGCACCGCCACTACCTCTACCTGTAAGAGCTTGTATTTCATTGATGTTATTATACATTGCATCAAGTTGTTTAGCCATCTCAGGTTGTTCAAGTATTAAATCACCGTACCCTTGGGCTAGATCAGGACGAGAGAACATGTAACGCATATTGGCAAAGCTATCTTGCCAGTTTTCACGAGCAAATAATCTCTTGCCACCTGCCATAATACCTGCATCTGCAGCTTCATATATGGCATCATCCATTACGTTACCTAAGCTCTCCATAGGCGCACGTATACCACCGGACATAAGGTTACGGGATGCAGTAGCAATCTGTGAAACAAGTCCACCCCTACGTACATTTTCTACACGCATTACAAACTTACGAAACTCATTTGCATCACGTGCCGCACGTTTGGCTGCATCAGCTTCAGCTACACTCTTAGGCTTTGCTCTTTTAATTTGAGACAATTTACTAAGTGTTTTACCCGCTTGTGAACCACCGCTTACTACTGTCAATACGTAGTCTTCAAAAGACAGTCCGTAGTTATTCAACTCGTCAAGTAAAGTTTGACCGGGTATAAGTTTTTTATTAACGGTTAACTCATACAAGTTATCTATGACGGGCTTTGTATTATCCCAATCATCTGGAAATTGTTTCTTGTAGTCAGATGCAATAGCAACAATACCATCAAACTTTTCTGGTTTAAGAATGGGTGATGTAATTACATCGTCACCCAAGTTCAAATCAAACAAGCCACCATCACGTTCCGTGATTTCTTCAGCTGTCTCAAGTCCAGCTTGCCTAGCAAGATCGGGATCAAGCTCTAGGTTGTCACCTTTTTGCACAGATATAGTCTTACCTGTGGTATTCTCAAAATCTAGTATAAGTTGATCGGAAATATCACGGTTCTTTGCAGCTACATCTGCAGCACGTGCCTGTGCTTCATCAATGTTAAGCATGGTTGCAAGTCTTGCACCTGCAGGGTTGTTACGCTGTGCAACTGCAAGGTCTTTAGCTTCCCGAATAGCTTGACGAGACAGACCAGTAGCAGATATTTTAGAACCTGTAGATACGGCAGTGTTAATTGCACCTTGGACATGACCAAGTGCAGGTACTGTTTCTAGGAACTCACCTGCGGCACCTGCACCATCTGCGATAAAGTCAGCTAACTCAGATGGATCATCTATCTTGTACCTACCAAGTGTAACGGCACTTGCAAGTGTTTCAAAGGCAGATGGACTTAGATCATTTAAACTTGCAAAGGCAGATTCCATACCGTCAGTTGTAACTGCACCAGCTTTTTGAAAGAAGTTACCCATGCCTAGCAACCAACTTGTAGGAAGCTTAGACATTGCCACATCCATAAAGTTAGCGTCACGTATACCATTACCAGAAGCAATAGAATCTGATACGGTAGCCTCAAACTCTTGACGTTCTTCCTCGCTTAGTGTAGCAATGTATTCGTCCATCTGTGCTATGTCATCATTCACACCAGCCAGACGTTCACCTTGCTTATACTCATACACAGGTGCTATGTACGGATCATTGGGATCATCTGCACGTGGGATCAACCAATCGGTGTCACCCAACTCTTGTGGAGGTGCAGTCAAATCGGCATCTTGATCTGGTTTTACTATAGCGGTAGTGTCTTCAGAAGACGAACCAAGAAAGTCCATAACACTTGTAGAGTTAACCCCCGTAGGTACAGGGGCTTCTACTGGTGTAGCTGTTGTCTGTTCTTCCTCGTCAGGGGTATAACCACCAAGAAAGTCTAGTACGCTTGCTTTGTCAGTCATTGCTTATATTACCCGCCTGATAGTACAATAAAGGGCATACCCGTTTTGTAATCTGGTACTCCTGTGTACACAACGTACATTGCTTCATTAGTATTTGGATTAGTTGTTTGTACTACTTGACCGGGAGAATACTGCCCTTGCTCTGTAGCGGCAGCAAAATCTGCAGCCTGTGGAACCACAGTAATTTTAGCAGACTTAGTTTCGTCACTTATTATATCGTTACCATAGGATCGTAAACCGGACAAAGCAGTAGTACGAATAGCGTCTGCAGTATTTGCCATGTTAGGATCGCTGATACCTTGGTTACGTTGGTTAAGCTGGTAGGAAATTTCCATACTTGCTACATCTGCAAGGTGCTGGTTACCATCGTTAAGGTTCGTAAGCTCGTCATTGAGACCAATTTTAAAACCAAACTTTGTTAATGCACCCCTACGAATTTCGGACACATTGGCACTGATAGTACCAAGTGTAAAGCTAGGTGTTGTAGTACCTTCTTTGGCACGTTCAGCTTCTTTCATAGTAGCTAAGTCAGCTAACAGCTGTTGTTGTTCTGACTTCAAAGCATCTACGTTAGTATCTTTCGTGGGACGGGCAAGTTTTTGTGAGATTACCGCAAGCCTACCACTGTAGGATGTTTCAATCTTATCCGGTTCTGCGTACAGGTTTTTCCATACGTCTACATTAATACCAAATTCACGAGACAGTACATCATCTTTTGCTGGCTTACCTGTTTCTGCAGCTTCAGTAATTTCACCAAGACCTTCAGGTGTTGTAGCTTGTGCAGGTGCAGCTACCGAACCAACAGTCTCAGACACAACACCTTTATCTGACTCATCAAAAGTACCTGACATACTGGGAAAGTTGA